AAAAATATCTAATGAAGTAAAAGAAAAACGCTCTGTATTTCAAAAAGGGCAAAGCATTACATACAACAATCAATTACCTGAATTAGGTATGTTGCAAACTTTAGGTGCTTTAACAACTAAAGACATTAAAGATGATGGTGTTACATACCATGATGTAGGTAAAAAGAAATACCTTAAAGTAAGTTCTAACTCACGTGCTTTCTATGGAGAAACAGGTGTTGAACTTTCTGATAAAGAATATTCTAAATTGATATTACCTAGAGGTGTAGACTTTGAGTCACTAGCTCCAGCAGAAAGAGAAGACTTTAACTTACAATACAAAGTGTATCAAGAGTCTGTTAAAAAAGCTGCTGCAATAAAAAAAGAATTAGGCACAAAACTAGACGATACTACATACAGATTAATTAAAGACAACAAAGAAGATAGTAAGAAAGCTCTTGACGAAAGATTTGAAAGAGTAAGAGGTGTGTATGCGCAGCTTAGGGATGACATAAGTAAAGGTACTGTAGTAGTAAATGGTGAAAACTTTACAATGGACGCTATAGCTTTTGACACGTTGTTACGTGTTGCACAAACTAAGTTTGGTAATCACATAGCAGAGAAACAAATAGCTGATTGGGAATACGCGCATGGTGAAAGTTTTGTAGAAACTATCATAGATGGTAAATACAAAAAAGCTAAAGACATATCTCATTTAAAATTATGGATGTCGCCAGGTGATTTTGGTAAAACAAAACCTGCAATAGCATACATAAATAAAAACATCAAGAAGACTCATATGAAGTACACAAGGAACTTAGCCCTTGTTGCTAAAGAAATGAACGACAAACTTGATAAGCTATTTAAAAGTAAAATGGCTGAGTTTGGTGGTGAGTCAAAGATGAAACTTAAAAAGTTCTATATGAACTACATGCCTATTGGTACTTTAAGTTACAATGAAATATTATTTGGTAATTTTTATGAAACACAAACTGGTATACGCAAAGTTGTAGAAGGTAATAACATTACATACAAAGATGTATCTAACTTGCAACTTAAAGAATCTTTATTTAAAATAACTAAAAGAGACGGTGTATACGAGTTAAAAAGAAATGGTGATGCTTATAAGGCATTATCATTAGAAGAAAAAGATTATATAGAAATGTATGTAAAGTATACTAACTTCTATAAACAACTAATTAGAGCTAAAGGATTATATGAAAACACTAAAGGTGCTAATTACGTAGCAAACATAAATGCAAACTCTTGGGAAACATATCACAGAAGAGGATTGTTTGGTATGTACTACCAAATGTTTAAAGGTGATGCTGTGCTTAATGATATAGTTATAGAAGCGTATAACCCTATTACAGGAGAAACAGAAAAGTTAGACTTCTTTAGTTGGAAAGCAATATTTATGCACGCACCAGGAGAGTCATTTACTATTAAAGAAACTAAAACTGTAAAAGGTAAAAGACAAACTGTAAAGTCTGCTGCAGAAAGCTTGCAAACTATGACAGGCCCTCAACGTATACAAGCGTTTAGAGAAATACAAAAAAGAGCTGAAAAGTTATGGGAACTAGGTAAAGATGACGACAACAATGATATTAATGTAGAATCACCTGTTAATGATATAATGAAGCTAGAGTCAGAAGAGGCTGTTAACAGACACGTACACAAACGTTCTATGACATCTTCATACTTAGCCACTCATAATATACATCAAGCCTTAAACACGTACGTTAGAGACTTTATGTTCTTACACGGTAATATGTTCTTTGATTCAGAAGCGCAAGTGTGGAACACATTATCTTGGGCGGGTGACGATAAAGCAGTTGAACATTCTTATATAAGCGCAGACAATTTAAAAACAGAGCGTAATAAAGTAAATTATTCTGATTTGACACGTCTTGAGCCTATAAATGGAGATGCTAGTTTGAAACAGTATGATTTATCATTTTCAGGGTTTAACGATAAAACTGCTGAAATAGACGCAGCTATAAATAACCTAGGAGAGTTTAACGAAAACTCTGTTAAGTTTTTAGAAAAAGTAGTTAAAGGTGGTTTCTTATTAAAAGAAAAGAATTTAACATTGTCTGACAGCCCATATAAAATACTTAGTAAACAACCTGAAAGGGTATTAGTAAACTTTTTTACACAATGGACTATGTATGTAGCTTTAGGTTTTAACATACCTGCTGCAATAGGTAACGTAGCAATTGGTAAATACAATGCATACAGACTTGCAGGTGGTAAAGCATTACGTAAAGGAGAAGCTAGGTTTTGGGGTATCAAAAGTAATGGTACTTATGACAACGCTTCTAGAGTGAAAGCTAGAAAAATGATAGACGAGTTTGGTATCTTAACTTATAGAGCTGAAGAAATATCAGAAGGTATAGGTACTAGTTCGTTAAGCTCTTTAATCTTTGCGCCTATGGTATTAGCTGAAAACAATATACAGCAAGCATCATTTTTAGGTATGTTAAGTCAAGAACAATGGGAAGCTTATTATATAGCAGAAGATGGAACACTTAAATTTAATGAAGATTTAGCAGCTAAAACAGGTGCTAGAAAACTATCGCAAGAAGATATTGCTAAGTTAGAAAGAAAAGTGATTGACGTTCAAGGTAGAGGTTACTCTGCTACAGACATGCGTTTTATACAACTTTATTCATTAGGTAATATGGTTATGCAATTTAAAAGATGGTTTCCAACTTTCTTAGCAGATAGATTTAAAAAAGAAGACGTTAATGATTTAGGCGATATGACCATTGGTTCTATAACTGCAGCACGTAAGTTTATTGATAAAATGAACAAAGAAGGCAAGTTATCTAAACCAAAAGAATTTAAAAAAGAATTAGCTAAATTTGAACCACATGTTCGTGATGGTGTTATGAGAGTACTGTATGGTACAAATGGTATTATGGTTGCATCTTTATTGTTTGCAATATCTAAAACAGGATTAGATGACGATGAACCACAAGATGAAACATCTAAGTTTTTTGAAAAGTTATTAGGTGATATGTTGCTATTAGGTAACGTACCTAAACTTACGTACATGACTAACATACCAGCATCTGATACTGTAGAGAATTTAGCACTTGCATTGTATCATACAGCTATGCAAACAGAATATCAACGTAAGGCTAAGTATGGTGACAAAGGAGACGCAAAAGCTGTTGCTCACTTTGCAAGATTAATACCTACAGCTTTAAGAGGTCCTTTGCAGTTAAGTAACAAGAAAGACAGGAACAAAAGAGTACTAAAATAATTACTATATTTGTTAGATAAAATTATACAATGGCATTAGAACTAAATAGCGACATAGCTGTAGAGCTTAATATAACTGCAAGAAAGAACGACACATTTCAAATGAAATTAAGTGTAGAAGATTCTGTAAGCAAATTGCCGTTTAATTTGTCTGGTACTCAAACTAACTCACCATCTTCAACTGATAATGGTTTTGTTACAGTTTATCAAGGTAAGATGACTATTAAAAAAGCTGGTACTAATTTTGAATCTTTAAACGTGTATTCTTTCTGGTGGAAAGACAGCATTACAAATAATACATTACCAACTTTATCAAGAACAGGTCATTGGTCTGGAGCTAAAACAGGTACTCCTTTTGTAGGAAGTACAAATCCTGATGACGCAGGTATTTGGTTTAAGTCAAGTACAGGAATTTTAGGAGACGTAATATATGTTACTATACCTGGCGCTTACATGAGTATAGACGCAGGTGAATATGAATATGATTTACAAACTAGAAAAAAAGCTGTTTACACTGCTGCTAGTTCAGATGATTCAGCTTCTTATTCTACATGGTTATATGGAAAGTTTACAGTAATTGAAGATGTAACAAAACAATGACAGTTATAATAAACCCTATTATACAGCAACAAACCATTGCTATAAACTCTTTTGGTGTAGGTCTTAATGGCTTACCTAACGGAGCTACAGATAGCTTGATGGAACTTAAATATCTTTTTGAAGGCTTTCCTTTCCCAGGAGTATTTGAGTACGGTGATGTTTGTGCGTTCACAAATTCAACTGATTCTAATAATCCGTATAGCGCAGCTTTAGTTTCTATTAACACAAATCAAACTGTTTATGCAAGTAAAAATTTATTTGTATTTGTTAGTTATGAAAACGGTAACTTAATAGTTATGCAAAAAGGTTTTATTGATTTTGAAGATACAGAAAACTCTTCTTTAGCTTCTTGGAGTGAGGGAGATACTTTGTATTTAAAAGACGATAAAATGGCTATTACGCCACCACAAACAAGCGGGCACTTTGTAAAATCAATAGGATTTTGCATGCCTAATATAGAAAACAAAAAAAGAATCTGGTTTGAACCAGATAGTACATTCTTTACAATATCTTAAAAAAAATAAAACAAAATGGCAAATTATCCAAAAATTACTGGTAATAGTGGCGCAGCAGTGCTAGATAGACCTGCAGGCCTAGGTAGTACAAATTTTTTTCAAACTAAGTTAACAGACTCTGTTAGTGGAAAAGAATACATATATGGAGTAGTTATTATTGAAAGCTCAGGTGACCCAGGTTCTACTGTATCAATATCTGACATGCACATAAAAAACGCTGATGGTGTTAACATGTCAACTGAGCATGAAGGAACAGGAGCTACTTTTAGAAGTAACACTGCTATACAAGATGCTTATTTTACATTATCTCCTTTACAAAAAACTGGAGCTTCATCATGGACGCCATCTAAACCATTTATGGGTGTTGTAAAATCTAATAATACTTCTTACGAACAAATAAAAACCGCTAATTGGGCTGCAGTTTCAGGAACTGCTGGTTTAACTACAGCTATTTTTAATGCAGTTGGAGCAGGGCCTGAAGTATATATTAAAGTAAATAAAAACGCAAGTACAAATATTATAGATGCAATAAATGACGCTACAACAGCTATTTCTACTGCAGAGTTTATTATACCTATTTATAATCATGCATACATAGAAGCTAATCCAATTCCTGCAGGAAAATACGCAGCTGTTTTAATTAAATGCGATGTAAGTCAAGGAATTTTTGATGGAGAAAAAGAAAATACATTATCTATTAGTCACGATAGCGTTATAAATGGAACTGATGCTAATCAAGATTATAATATTACGCTAAAAGTAAACGGAGAAAATTTATTTATATTTGGTAGTAGTTTTGTAGGTGTTAATTTTAGTAACGAACTTTCAGTATCTAGTGCTAATCTGTTTAGAACTATTAAACATATCAGTACAGATATTGTAACTGGTTATTCTTGGCATGCTGGAGACGAAACTAATCCATTACCTTATGTAAATTTAAATCCAATTGATAATCAGCTTTATATTAATAGTAGTTTCACTGCATTAATTCCACCTGATTTTTTTGAAGGCACTACATTTCATATAGGTATAGGGGGGGCTGCAGGTGTAGACGATACTGACATACTTACAGCATGGAATGCTAATGGTTACATATTTGAAGAAGCTACATTAACTATATTTGATGCTTCTGCTGTAACACAAGCTTTTTCATTTAGACCTAATGCTGGCGATTCTACTTTTTTCACACAAGCTGATTCAAAAATTAAGTATAATCACGATACAGCAATAAAAAATACAACTTCATTTACTTTTAAACATAATACAATATTATCTAGCCAAATCTATGAAAATGGAACTTTAGATGCAACGCCTGTAGTCGATTCAATTGGTGTTGAAGCAAGTTTATATCCTAATTTTGTAGCTGCTAACGAAATGACTAATCAAAGTTTATCAATTAGAGGAACTCAAGGAGAAGATGTTATAGACAAAACAGTAACTGCTAATTTTTTAGTATACCCACAACTTACTTACGGTTCAGCAGCTATAGGTTTATATGACAAAGCTTCAAATTTACACACTAATAATGATAAGCCTGTAAGTGATATAGTTCATGCTTCTCACACTTATGTAAAATTAGACACACTTGCTTCTAAATATTGCCCTATAGTTGACTCTGGAAAAGTTTATAAAAATGCAGAGGGAAACACTTCAGATATTATATCAAAACACAACGTTAGAATAAACGTTTTAAATAATGAAGACGTTATAGGTAAGCATGCTTTGGATGCAAATAACACTTATTATAGAGGTGCAGGTTCTGTAAAAGTTTTTACTGCTACTGATGAAAATACTGTTTTAGCAGATACATCAAGTGCTACAGAAACTACAAATGTACCAACTACAAGTCAAAAATTTCTTGACTATACAATCGAAACTACAGAGTCAGATTATACTTCTACTAACATATTAGATTATACTGCATTCGCAGGCAGAAATTCTACTGGTGTATATAAAGATATGGATTTAAATGGAGGTTTTTATACAATAAACGAAGAATTTAGAGCACCAATAACAAATTGGCAACCTGGGCGTCGTCATGGACAAATATGGGGTACACAAAGAATACCTTACTACGATAATGTATATGCTACAGGTAAAACATATAAAACTAAAGGTGCTTACTACGTGCCTAGACCTCTTTTACATATAACTCCGTATACACAAACAAATAATATAGGAACAGACTTTGCGACTAGATTAGAATTTGTAGGCGCTCCTGGTACTAACCCAGTTATAAATAATATAAACCTTGGACTTAAAAAATTTAACTCTTCTGGTGATGATGTATTTAGACAAGAAAGTGCAGCATTTACTTGCAGCTCTAGTGCAAACCAAAATAGATTAACAGATTTTGCAAATGATGCAGGTTCTAATCAAAATTCACAAATTGTAGGTGCTGAAGTGTTTGGCATATCTAAGTTTTTTGGTCCAGATAGGCATTTTGTAGCATCAACTGGGTACACAGCAGTTTCAGGCGGTAAAGGATTTACTGTATTAGTAAAAGAAGACGGTAGTGCTGCAGTTTGTAGGTTAACTTCTACTGATAATAATATCACATGTACATATGGTAAACCTACACACCCAGTAACAGTTAAAAGAGCAGACTTTGCATTTACAAACGGTCTTGCTTCAGCAGAATTAAGAAGTAGAGTCTTTAGACCATACGGTTATGATTTAACTTGTAGTATAAGAAGAGATATAGGTGATGTTATACCACTAGACGTATTTATTCCTACAGGTGGTTTAACTGGAAACGGTGCTAGTGCTGCAGGTGCTCATGCTGGAAGCACAACTGTATTAAATACAAAGTACACAGCAAGTGGGAATGGAATTGCTGGTACTGCAACAGTTGATATTTTAGATTTAGAACCAAAAGAATTAGGTATAACATTTGGTGGTTCAACAGAAATCAAATCAGCAAGATTTATAGATGATAATGAAGATATTGGGCGCCGTGACGGTACAAAAGTGCCTGTTTTTTATAAAAATTTAGGTTCAACGGCAATTATTGATTCACAATATCGGACTACTTTTAGTTTTGATTTATTTAATTTAGGTTTAGAAGATGTTTTAATTAAAAGTGTTTCATTATTTGACCCTCTCTACCTTCCAGAAGGTCATTTTACAATTAAACCTACTTCAGCTTCAACTCCAACGTTTTCTATTCAAAACGCTAATTTTTTAGACGAATTTAGTAATTTAAATGAATTTGTAGCAAAAGATTTAAACACTAACGATGCAAGTTCTACATTGAATAGAGCATTTAAAACATCACGTACATCTAAAACATTATTAGAAGAAAATTCTTCAGATTACCAATACAGTAATACTAATTTAACCGTTAAGTTTGCTGTTAATCAGTCTAATGCATCAGGGGTATTTTTCAAAGCTTTAGAAATAAAATATTTCAGAGACGAAGGTATCACTCAATGTAAAAAAGAATCTTCTGGTAGTTTAACACAAAGAAATTTATCTGAAAAAAGAGTATGGACATCAAGAGTGTTAATAAAAGTTGAAATAGAACAAGCAAGTCAAATAAAAGTATCTGATACTGATGGTACAGTAGTACAGGAGGATGGTTCATTTGATTTTGGAACAATTATAGGATAATATTTTAAATGTCAAAATTTACTATTTTAAATAATGAATTTAGTCAACAATTTATAGCCTTACCATTAACGCTTAAAAACGTAAGTGGTGAGGGTATGATTGTTAATTCTTTTTTTATAGAAAATATTGCTGATTCGAATACAATATCAAACAATGACATTTTATTTTATTTTGATGAAACATTAAGTGATTACACACAAGCAGAAAAGTTATACACAGCAACTTATGATGTTTTGCATTCAGGATTTATTTTTGTTAATCAAAATTTGAAAAAAAAAGATAAAATTAATTTTGTTTTTAGTCTAGAAAATACAAAGGAGTTTAATTTTGTCGTTATATTTAATCCTAACATCAACAAACACACTGTAAAAAAAGGAGAATTTAATGCAAAAATTAAAATTAACTTTCAGGAAGTAAATACAGGGCAAGTTAAAAATGTACAATTCAATCTAATAGGGCAAAGTTCTGATAAAATAGTAGCTAAAATACAAAACGTACCATACAATAATATTAACTCTATATTTGACATACAAAAAAGTCAAATTATAAATCTTAACTAATGCCAACGCCAGAGATAGGAGATTACATATATGGAGGGGTGGTTTTCTATGTAGACACTACAAATGAACACGTCTTAATAGAAGGCCCTGGTGAGGTTGATAGAAAGCCGTTTAACAAATTAAATGGTGCAGCTGGAATAAGCACAAGTGATGCTTTAAATTCAGGTCAAGCTAATACAACAGCTATAATACAACACACTTCAAGTGATGATGCACCACAAATAATTTCTGATTTTGTTACACCAAATACAGGACACGATGATTGGTTTATTGCCTCACTAGGTGAGATGCAACAATTATATAATTCAGGAGTATCTCAAACAGTTTTTATTGCTAATAAATTTTACGGAACATCTTCTATTATAGGCTCTAATTTTAAAGCAATTAAAGGTCGTGACGGTGTTACAGTTACAATACCATTAACTTCTAATGCAGGAGTATTTAGGTATATAAGAAAACAAAGTTACAAACCACCTGTAATAAGTGTAGAAAACATATCAGGTAAAGAGCTTTTAGCTTCAAATGATATTTTGGACTTTGGTTTCATATCTTACCCTGAAAATATATCGCACATACAAGAAATTTTAATTAAAGGTAGAGGTGAGTTTAGTGTTATATTGTGTTTTTATATAGACATGACGAATTTAGCTGAAGGACAAGCAGCTACACCACAATCATTATTTAGTCTAATACCAAATTTAACATCTGTAAGAAGTAATGACAATAAAATATGGTACGCTGATTCATCTACAGGAAACACTAATTTAAATTCTATTGTCAACGGAGTTGCGTATCAATTAACATTTTCAGATACTACTATAGATACATTAAAAATAGTTGGAGATTTAATACGTAATATAATTATAACTGTACCACAAGGAGAAAGTTGGTTTCCTATGATATTAGGTGATAAAACAGAAATACAACAAATATTTAGTAGAGATAAACTGTCTAAAATAACAAAAATACACGATTTAACTACTGGAAATTATTACCCTCAAGGTGGTTTAAAAGATTTAGAAATTGGTAGAGGTTATTTAATAATTACAGGTGCTTCTTTTACACATAAATTTATTTTGAGATGATTGTAGATAGAAAAAACTTTCCATTAATAGAAGCAAAGCTAGACTTTAGAACAAAACCTATTGGTGCTATACAAATTACTAAAACAGCAATGTTAAAAATAGTAAGTTCTATACCTGAAGATGCATCTATTGGTGTTATGCGTAATGCGTTAGTAGACTCATATAGAGCATCAGACACAAACGTTGCTAATCTTTTTAATGGTTTTAGTGGTACAGATGCATACAAATATCAAGAAACTATTAAAATTTTAAACGCAGTTGACCCATCTAGAAGTGATATACCTGGTTTTGACCATAAAGCTTATCAGGCAGACTATAAAGCAAAGTTTGACATATTAAATGCAAAATTATTGTATGAAATCAAATTTACTGACTCTACTGCTGTTGAATTTGCTAAATTTGTACCTACAAGTTTTGGAGTGGAGTTTGATAGAAACCTATATACTTTACAGGTTAGTGACACTTTTAAAGATGTGTTTGTTGATGCATTAAATAACATAAGAAAAAATACTACAGTTTTATCTGTACGCAAAGTGGTAGGAAATTCTTATACAACAGTTGGAAAATTTTATTACACTAATAGGTTTGGGTTGTTAAGACCAGATTTTACAACAACTGTTAACAATTTTTATGGTGTGAATAATTTACCAAATGTAATTAACCCATCTAAAAACCTACTTGAAGGTAATGTGTTTACTATTTTAGATGTAGACAATGTTAATAGATAGATATATAAAGACATGGCAGAAGATATAAAATTAGTAATAGGAACAGATAACCCTACAGTAGTAGTTACTACAACTGATAAGGTAGACATAAAAAACGCTGCTAAAAGTTCTGATATAAACTTTGTAGCTACAGGTTCAAGTGGTATTAAAGGTGATACAGGGCCACAAGGCCCAGCAGGTACAGGCATAACAACAGAACAAGCTGCAGCTATAGACGCAAACACAGCTAAAAATTCTTTTGACGGTGCGTCTATAAACAAGCTAAACAATATAGAAGCTAATGCACAAGTCAATAGAGCGCTTCTAGACGAAGATAACATGGCTAGTGATAGTGATACACTAGCACCAACCCAACAGTCCGTTAAAGCGTATGTAGATGGACAAACACACTTACAAATAGGTACGAATAGTACTAACGCATTAGCAGGTAACACTACTACGATTACTACAAGTCAGTCTTCTGCTATAACAGCTAACACCAATAAAACTGGTATAACTAATGGTCAGGCTTCTGCAATAACTGCAAACACTGCAAAGACAGGAATTACTACATCTCAAGCATCAGCTATTACAGCTAATACATCTAAGACGGGTATAACTAGTGGGCAGACTTCAGCTATTACTGCAAACACTTCGAAAAATACAAATGTAAGCACAAATTTAGGTGTTACTACAGGCACTACGACAGTTATAGTGACTAGCTCTGACGGTGACAACGCAACAATTCCTGTAGCTACTACAAGCATAGGTGGTGTTATGTCTAAAGCAATATTTGATGAACACACTGCAAATGTATCTAAGAATACTAACGTAAGTACTAATCTTGGAATAACAGGCGATACAGGAGCAAGAGTTATTACTTCTTCTGACGGAGATAATGCAACTATTCCTGTTGCAACTACTAGTGTATCGGGCTTACTAACTCCTAGTCTATTTGATGAGATTGATGCAAACACAGCAAAGAATACAAATGCCACTCATTCAGGGGATGTTACAGGTAGTGGAGCTCTTACTATAGCTGCAGACGCAGTTACTTACGCTAAAATGCAGAACTTAGGAACTGCTGATAGAGTTTTAGGCTCAACAAGTGCAGGAGTTATTGGTGAAACTCAGATTGTTACAAACATGATTGCAACCGATGCAGTCACAGAAGACAAGCTAGCTAACACGCTATTAGCAGAGATAGACGCTAATACAGCGAAAGCCACTAATGTATCTACTAACTTATCATCTACAGCTAACGGAACATCTTTAACTGTAGAGTCTAGCGATGGTAATAATGTTTCTCTTCCTGCTGCTACAACAGACGCTTGGGGAGTTATGACAGATGAGATGTTTGATGCTGTTGCTGCTAACACTGCAAAAGAAACAAATGTAGTACAAACTACCGTTACAGGTAATGCAGGTACAGCAACTATATTAGGAACAGCTAGAGCAATTAATGGTGTTGATTTTAATGGTAGCGCTCCAATAACAATTACTGCAGCAGGTTCTACTCTTTCAGACACAGTTCCTGTTTCAAAAGGAGGAACAGGCGCTACATCTTTTGCAGATAAAGCTGTTATAATAACACAAGACTCAGGTACAGATACACTCGCTGCTGTTGCAATGTCTACAAATGGACAATTATTAATTGGTGGTACAGGTGGTCCTGCAGTGGCTACACTTACACAAGGTAATGGTACAATTATAACTAACGCTAACGGAGCTATTACATTAGCTGTAGCTAGCGATATAGATACTTCAGGAGAATCAGGAACTGTAGATAACATAGGTAATCTAACAGGAGATGTAACCTCTAGCAATAGAGCAACTACAATAGCTAACGATGCTGTCACATATGCTAAGATGCAAAACGTATCAGCTACTAACGTAGTGCTAGGTAGAGATTCTGCAGGTTCAGGTGTAGTAGAAGAAATATCTGCAGCTAATCTTCGTACAATACTTAATGTTGCTGATGGTGCAACTGCTGACCAAACAAATGTTACGGGTTCTGCAGGTACAGTTACATCTATTGGAAACTTAACAGGTGAAGTGGTTTCTACAAATAGAGCTACAACTATAGCGAAACAAAAAGAAATTTATTTTAATAACTTTGATGATAAAATAGGTACTACACAATTGTATATACCTTTTAAGAGTGCAAACGAACAAACGCTTCCTTTTGCAGAAGAGGCAGCGTTTTTGTCACCAACTGACGGAAGGGTTGTATCTGTTACTGTAAGAGGTCACATTATAACAGGTTCAGGCGAAGTTACTATAAGTGTTAGAACATTTGGTTTAAACGCGTCTGTTTCTACTTCTTTTACAATAGAAGAGTCTAAGGCTCACGACATTAATACTGCAGACGACCACCACGCTTTTCATTTTGTATTTGATAATGCAAAACATTTTGAATCTGGAGAGCTTGTAGCGATAGGTATAAAATCTGATACTAACATAGACGGTTTTCCTGCTACTTCATTTTGGTATGCTACTACAGTAGTAGAATACGATTGGGCAAATCAAGGATTTACAGCACATCAAGAATATGACTCAGCACAATAAAATATTATGGCAAAGATAAACGTAGATTTAACAACTAAAGTAGACATCTCTTGTAGAGAAGGTGATAGCTTTGAATTAAATATAGATGTAACTAATGTAGGTGGTAGTGCGTTTGACTTTACAGATAAAACTGTTTTGTTTGCTATATATGATGCACGTAATCAACCTATTAAAATATGTTCTAACAATTATTTACTCCCTAAATTAACCTCTGATAAACAAACTAATTTTTCAGATGTAAATAAAAAATTTGCAAGGGGTTTAATTAGTTTATATAATACTTTACCAGATTTATTCAATTTTGTTTACGAAGACATGTTAGAATATATATACCCTACTATAAACGATAATGCTGCAGGTGACTTTGTAGATATTAGAACTATAAGAATTACCAATAATTCTATGCAAATTATAATACCTTCTGTACATTTTAACATACCTTTTGGTGTGTATAGTTATGATGTTAAATTAGTCTCTGACTTACAAGATGTTTTACATCCAATTAATGCTGTTTCAGAATCTAATTATAAAAATTCTACAACTTGGATAGAAGGTAAATTTACAGTTAATAAAAATTAATTATGGCTATAAAAATAACAACAGACAAGTCTAAAAAAGTAGACATTACAGCTAAACGATTAGATGACTTTATAGTTAATTTAGAAATTAAAAACGAAAGTGGTAATCTTGTAGGGTTTACTAGAGACGCTTATACGTACTTGAATAAAGATACAATATCTATAGGTGATAAACGAAATTCATTAGGTAGGGAAGATGTTATGCTGTTTACTATAACAACAGAAGATGATACCCCTGTTCTTGCTGCTTGTAGTTCTGATTTAGACTTGTCAATGGTTGGAGGTGTAATTCCAGGTACTGATACAGACATAAATTTTGATAACTATGACCCAACTCAGCATTTTGATAATAATACTCAAAACGGTGGTAATTACACAAATTCTACTAATCAAAGAGATTTCGATAAACTTTATTTACCTGAACATATAATTAAAATTAAAGCTATTGCAAATGCAATGTCGAAAGCTTCTCATAAAAACACAGAAGAAGAACAAAGTAACTATGGTATAAAAAACTTAAATTTTAAAAGTTTACGTTTAGAAACTAAATTAGGTGAAGGTAGCGGAGCAAGTTCTCAAGGCCTTCCATTTATATATAAATTTCCTGATTATAGAGATTGGCTGTATAATATATTTACTAATTTAGATGTAGTTAAAAATTCTTTTATGAATAGTGAGCTATTGTCTAACCCAGATTTTACTGAATACACAGGCAATAGATATATATTTTTTGGAAGAGTAGAAGGTAATAATAGTTTTCAAATTAAATTTAACCACGATAAGTTTAACCTACCTGCAGGTAATTACAAATACACTTTTAAATCTTTAAGTAACATGGCCAATCTTGTTGGAGATGTATCTGCAGGAAATTTTGATGGTGGCACTAATAGAACTTTAATACATGAAAAGCCATACGAAGAATCTTATATAGACCAAACAACTTGGATACACGGTAAACTAAAAATAAATGAATAAAACAATGGACAACATTAAAGACTTTGAAGAGAAAAACAAAGAAACAGCTAGAACTACTTGGGATAGTTGGATTAAAGACTTAGAAGAAACAGACCAACCAGAGACGTGCAATATGGATGACCCTGATTGTGAGGCGTGTGGTTCATAAAAAAGAATTATATTTGAATAATACTAAAACAATATACAATGGCTTCAATACATGATTTAAATACAAGATTAACAGCTGCTAAAGGCACTGATATACATAAAGGTGCAACTGCAACCACTGCTACTTCAGGTAAATATTTTGGATGTCAATTCTTAAATGATGGTACATACACTTTTATTATGGACGGAGTAACAAGTACTTCTATTCTAATAAGCGGAGGGTGTGTACTGTTTGGGGATATAACATCTATGGATGCAGCAGATGCAGCAGATGCTGTAGCTTTATATAAAAACTAAACCATGAAAGGTGTAAAACATTATTTAAAAAATGGTACTGAATGGAAAGGTGCTAGTCATAAAATGTCTAACGGTAAATTACATACAGGAAAGACGCATACAAAAACTAGTAAACCATTAGTTCACATGAAAGATTTATCTAAAGCAGTTAAAGCTAAATTAAAAAAATAGATAGACTATGGCTAGTAAAGGTTTGTACGCTAATATACACGCTAAACGCAAAAGAATTAAAGCGGGTAGTAAAGAAAAGATGCGCAAGAAAGGTAGCAAAGGAGCTCCTACTAACGCAAATTTTAAACGCGCAAAAAAAACTGCCAAGAATTATAAGAATGGTGGTATGGTTGATTGTAAGTGTAATTTTGACAGACAACTAAACTAATGCCTAGAAAAAAAGAAACACCAATACGTAAAACTACTAAAGGGAAAGGTGCTAATTATAGACCTACTAAATCTGGTGCTGGAATGACCGCGAAAGGAGTTGCAGCATATAGAAAGAAGAACCCTGGAAGTAAACTTAAAACTGCCGTTACAGGCAAAGTTAAGAAAGGTAGTAAGGCAGCAGGAAGACGTAAATCATACTGTGCACGTTCAGCAGGACAACTTAAAAAAAGTAGTGCTAAAACAAAGAATGACCCTGACAGCAGAATAAGGCAAGCTAGAAGAAGATGGAAGTGTTAAAAAAGTTACTATATATTGTTGCATTAATGAATGTGCATAATGTTTATGGGCAATTAGATGTACTTAGGTTTAGCACTTTATATGCAAGTTATTCGACAGGTACTCCACAGATAATGCCTACTAGATTTGAAGTAGAAGGTGTACTACCTACCAATCCTTGGGAGCACGTAAGTAATTTTGTAGACGGAGAGCTTGTTGAAACTACACAGATTAATGACCCAAATTTAATTATAACCATTGGACTTCGTAAGATAGCAAGGTTTGATTATCAAAGAAAACAAAACAATTTTTACACAGGTAATGAACACGAGGCTAGCGATTACGCTACAATCTCTAACGCTCCTGGGCTCGAATATCTATTTCAATATTCTTTTGTAAGAAACAATGGAATTGAAGTATCTCAACAAGAATACAATATTAGATACATATCTAATATATTTACAGCTAAAGCTAATTATGTTAATAATGAGTTAATAAATTTAAAGTATTCATTGGGCGAGGTTAGGTTACGCAAAAGTTTTGGTAGTTTGGACTTTACTTTTGGCGTAGCCCATCGTTCACATCCTGTGTATGGTTTTAATCCTATGGATGATTACGAAGGTACTTGGGAAGAGTTTGCTATTAGTGAAATGTATTTACCTACATCAAATGGTATATGGATGCAAGTTACTGATAATGGGCCTGAGTGGATAGCGGGTAGTGATAACGAGTTTTATAAGTATCATTTTGGTAATGCAGTAAACAACTACAATAAACGCATACTCGACGATTTAGGTCTTCAACAAGAGGTGTCGGCAGTTTTAGGATTAGACTATTATTTATACAAAAAAAATTACTGGCTACATGCTTGGGGTTCTGTATACCCTATACATAAAGGCTTGACTAATTTTTCATATCAAAGAAACTCATCACAAAAAGAATGGGATACAGGTTTAATATTTGGTGTGAATTTTAACAGACATTTTAGTATATTCGTAGAGGGTAAACACTTAAAGTTTTGGGGTTTACCGTCTTATGAATTGAAAACAGGAATAAATTATTTAATATTCTAACATGGCTACTAAAATTAGTGAAGATACAGAAGTACAAGTAAGTTTAAAAACGTTAGCTGGTATAGCTACACTAATAGCAACTTTGTGTGCAATGTGGTTTACATTACAAAATGATATAGCAGAAGCTAGAGCTTTACCCGAACCATTAGACCCTGAAATAAGTCGAGTTGAGTTTGACATGAAAGACCAGCTAATTAGACAAACTATAATGTCTACACAGGAAGATGTAACTGAAATCAAAGATGATTTGAAGCTCATCAAGCAAAAACTTTATGAATAAGCTTGTATACATATTACTACTCCCCCTGATTACCCACGCTCAAGACTTTATTTCTACTAACACTTTTGATTCTAAAACTTCTAAAGGAACAGTGGTAATTGAGTTTTGGGCTGAATGGAATAAAGGTAATCAAGTTGATTTTTTACCTGCGTTAAAAGATTGCGATGTGTACAGGGTAGACATAGTAAAGCATTCATCAATACAAAAAAAATTTAGCATTACTTCTGTGCCTACAGTTGTTGTATTAAACAATGGTACTGAAGAAAAGAGATTTATCTCTAACATTATGTTACAGTTAAATGCTAATAAAAAAAAAGTACAAAATTCAATAGACGATATAACATTTAGTAAGTTTCACTAATGAAAAAAATAAAAACAAACTTAAACAAGTTACATAAATCTACTATAGCCATTGCATTTTTTTGGACAACTATGGTATTATGTTATATAATAGGATTTATAATTCTAACACATTCTTAAGATGAAATTAAGTAAAAACTTTGCATTGTCTGAAATAACGCACAGCAACACAGCTAAACGATTAGGTATAGATAACGAGCCTAATGATAAACATTTAGCGAACATGAGTTTATTGATTAACAATCTTATACAGACTATGCGAGATGCTATAGGGCCAATACGTATAAGTAGTGGATACAGAGGAAAAGATTTAAATCGAGCTATTGGTGGTAGTAGAAAAAGCCAGCATTGTAAAGGTCAGGCATTAGATATACAATTTTGGGCTGATGGTAAAATGGATAACAAAGTTATATATGATTGGATACTAAGTTCTGGATTAGAATTTGACCAGATGATTAATGAGTTTGACTTTGCATGGATACACATATCTTTAGTTGGAGTTAATAATAGAAACCAAGTACTCGAAGCCTACAAAGATGAGGATGGAGACACTAAATACAAATACGCAGATGTTTAAAAATATAATAAGTAAACTAGTAGGTCAAGCATCTACTATAATAGACGAGGTAGTAACTACTGACGAAGAACGATTGGTTCTTAAAAATAAACTTGAACAATTAGGTCAACAACATGAACAAGAGGTGTTTAAGTTAGAGGTAGAAGACCGTAAAAGTGCACGTAATTTATTTGCTGATGATAGCATTATACAAAAACTTCTTGCAATTATCTTTACGGGTGCATATTTTTTCCTATCTTACACCATGTTTAAGTACTTTGTAATGAATACTTTAGAATTATCTGATTACGAAATAGGTTTTATTAGTACTGTTTTTGGTGCTATGTCTAGTAAAGTTAATACTATAATCGATTTCTTTTTTGGAGGTTCTTCGAAAAAATAAAAAACAATGGCAATAGAAGAGCAGGTATGCTATAAGATTTTAAAGCGTTCTGAAAAGGGTAAAAAAAAGTATGGTGTTACCATGGAGAGAAAAGACCTGACTGAACTACAATGGCTTAGACACGCACAGGAAGAAGCAATGGACTTAGCTGTGTACTTAGAAAAGTTAATACAAGAAAAGTCATGATAGAAAACATAGTAATAATATTACTTTCAACCGTTTGTATATACGTAATTGCTAATGCGTTTATGGAAGAGCAGGAATAATGGTTGAGTATTTAATTATTCATTCGACTGGTACAGAAAAAGATTACGTACCTGAAAAAAAAGAATATAATTTATTAGTATCTTGCGATATAGTCCATTATAATGGGCAGTTATCAAGGTATAAAGCGAGCTCGGAGCACCCATCCTCAAATGAAACCTATAAGCATATAGCATATATAGGAGGTAAAATAGATGGCAAAGCTTCCGACACCGCTACCTGGAAACAATATGACAGTTTAGAACATATAGTGATGTATCACTTACTTTATAATCAAAATTTAAAAGTAGGTTGTTCGTCACTTTTTTTTGATACACACGCTGGTATTAGAATTAGGCAATGGCTTGAAGATATAGGAGTTAATAAAAAAAATATAATGTAATGAGAATAGAGATAGGATTATATAGTGGCGTGTTGCTTGGTGTAAGAAGTTTTTCTAAAGATGAAAGTTATCCTTATACTGAAACTCATATATACATACCTTTTGTGTATGTAGCGTTTATAAACTCAGAAATAGTTTAGGTATGGCTAGAAATTCATTAGCTGGTAAGGGTAAAGGAAAAAGTAAAAGCGCAAAATACTACGCTTCAAACCCTGAAGCTCGTAAAAAAAAGCAGGCTTACGATAAAAAATACCATTCAACAGATGAACGTAAAAAATACAGGTCTGAATTAAATGCCAAGAACCGTAAAGCAGGTACGTATGGTAATAAAGATAATAAAGACATGTCACACAAGAAAAATGGAAAGATGGTGAAGGAAGGTCAATCTAAGAATAGAGCAAGAAACCGTGGAAAGAAATAACAAAAATGATAAGTTACGTAGTTACTTATTAAAGAATCCAGAAAAACTTAGAGGTGATTACGCATACACAGCTAAGATGTTTGACAGTACATACGAAGCTGTTAGAATGCAAGCAAGAAAGCTAAGAGCTGCCTTTGATGACAATATTAAGGCAGCATCATACTCATCTGACGAAGTGCCAGAAGAGAAAGTTATAACTAATGAAAAGAAAGATTCATTACTTGTATCTGTAGAGAACAGCAGTAGAGTAAAATCACTAGATGACCTTATAACTAACTGTAATGTAGACTTGTCTACCTGGGAGGTTGATTGGTTTGATATTGGTACATACGAAGTTACAGGGTTTGACAATGATAGAAAGCCTGTTACAGTGACTATGTATAGAACTAAAGCTAAGTTTAAAAAGATTGACATCTGGAAAAACTTGCCACAATTAAAAGAAGATTTAAAACAAGACCTATTTGAGGCGTTTCAATCATATGCACTTAAACCTACTTATAATACTGATAAGGAAGAAAGCGAAGGCTATCTGCTCGAAATTGGGGCATACGACCTGCATCTTGGCAAGTTGGGTATTGCTGGCGATAGTTATAGTCTTGATGTGGCTAGGGATAGGCTTTTCTCTGCTGTTCATTCCCTTTTTCATAGAGCGAGAGGATTCCGAATCGAAGAAATAGTCTTTGTTGTAGGTAATGATTTCTTAAATATAGATAGAGCTAATCCGTTCAACTCTACAACTGCAGGTACACCACAGAGTAATACTGTATCTGCCTACGAAGCTTATAGATACGGACGTAAATTATTAGTTGAGGCTATAAATTTGTTGTCTGAAAAAGCTCCTGTTCGTGTTGTCGTTGTTCCTGGTAATCATGACGAAGAGTCTATGTTACATATGGGTGACGCACTAGAAGCATTATACGAGAAAACCCCCCATGTGACAGTAGACAATAGCCGACCACTTATGAAAGCATATAAGTACGGTGAATGTCTACTGATATTTGACCACGGTAATAGAGTTAAGAACTACAAAAACCTTGCTTCTGTTATCTCTCAACGCTTTAGAGATGTATGGAGCAGTGTAAGGCACATTGAAGTCCATAGAGGGCATCTACATAGCCTTAAAACAAGTTACATGGGTCAAGTTGAAGAACTCAATGGTATTGCAGTGAGACATCTTGGAAGTATGAGTCCTACAGACCAATGGCATGATGATAGTGGATACTTATCTACAGTTAAGCGAGCACATGCATTTGTATGGCATAAAGAACATGGAATGCAGTGCGAATACTATTACAACGTACCTGTATCAGAGTAGGTACGGTGCATAAGTATTAGGAATATTTTAAAAAATTTAGAACTTTTGATAAGTGAATTAACCTTACAGATTTATTAAATGAAGAACTTGACTCTGCCTTATCGTGACATAACCTACATAGTGCTGCAAGATTTTCTATATAGTCTTTCTCTGAACCCCCCATCCCACGAGGCTGAATATGATGAATATCTACAGCTTCTTGTCCACACATGGTACACAGAATGTGGTCACTTATGTCTAAATTAAAGAAGGTAGTATATACTTTTTTATGTTTTATCATTTTCTTTTGTTTTTTCTTGTTCGATTAATTTGATTAAGTCAGGTATCAACTCTTTGTTTATTACCTTAGTATCTACCTTCTCCATATTAATAAGAGATTCTCGTTTAGATTTACTCATAGTTATTTAATTTGATTTTTTCTTTTTGCAAGCACAGTTTCGCTTACATTTATTCTGTACTTCATTCTTAGGTATCTTCTTAAAACGTTTAAAGTTATACCTTTCTTGATTGATACTCTTAGCATTCTTGATATTATACCACGCATTTTTTATCAAATTAATTAGTATTGATATACTGTTTATCATAACTGACTCTACTTATGTTAGCAGATTTAGTCCATAGTCAAGGGTAGAGTGACTTAAGCTCTACCTTCGACGCTGACTTCGCCTAACACCCCTGTTAGGACTTTACACTATATGCTCCACTCACGCAGGAAACTCTCGTTAATTCTGAGCCAATTAGTCTTTCTATTCGGCTCATATTCCATATCTCGATTCACGCAGGAAACTCTTGTTCAAATCTTTCGATTGTGTAACCGTTTGATGACAACTCTTTATTGATTGCATAAACTTTCAACTCAATTCCATTCTTACTTTGATTCTTTTTTTTAAGTCTATTAAGTAAGTTTTGATTCCAGTATTCATTGTTTAGCATATCAACTGTATTACCTATACACACTTCATCAGACATATGAAAAACTGTAGAGTGTTGTAACTCTAATTTTTTATTTCTCATGAAGTATCTTTTTACTGTGTATGTTATACTTAGAAAATATATAGGAGCACTATGCATAGCTTTTAATTTTCTCTAATTTACTTTTAAGAGAATTGTTTTCTATAGTAATCTCCTTGATTAATCTACGTAATTGTTGATTGTTTAGCTTTTCTAATTCAGCAGTAGATAAGGACAACTCTAAATCAACCTTATCTCCATATATACCTGTAATTGCGTTATCACACAATCTATTAAACAAAACTACATCTTCTTTGTTATGTATCAAAGTGTTGTTATACATCTTTATGTAATGTATTACAGTTGCATGATTTTTATTAAACACACTACCTATACCAGCAAATGATAATTTAAAGAACTCATACAATACTTTGCATACTATAATTTTAGCATCTACTATTTCTCTTCTGCGCGATTCTATATATTTGTATTCAACGCCTTTGTATGTAAATGCAGTTTTAACAATTTCAAGTATTAAATCTTTATTTCTATCGCTAGTATTCAGGGAAGCAATGTTCTGCGAATACACCATCCATGGCTGCAATATCAGTTTTGATTCTCTTAGTTTTCTCATGTGCTATATCTTTTTCTTCTTTAGTGCTATCTATACCTAAGCTAGATTGTACTACTGCGTTCTTATGCAGTAGTATGTCTATTGATTTTCTTACATCTTTATCAGAGAAGTAAGGCGTTAAATCTACTTGTTTTGTTTTGTCCATAAATTCCTGACTGTATTAAAGATGCGCCTTGTGGTATGTGTTCGTTAAAATACAACCACGCATCTACTGTTATTAATTTTCCTTTTTTGTCTATAACCTCCACTGAAGTTTTACTTCTTACGTACCATTCTGGGTGACATTCTAAAATATCAAGGTTGTACATAGTGTCATTGCTAACACTATATACTTCGCCTGATATGTAAGAAGCTTTAAACCTTTTAGAAACGTAAGGTATACCACTAGAATACATTACAAACTTTTCTTTTGTTTGCGCACTACCTATTAGTTTAGATTGTTTTAACAACCCGTGGTTACTAAAGCCTTGCTTAAGAGTACCGTATACAAATACTAACTCCATTACACAATAACTACATTACCTCCGTTAAGGTCAGTTACTAATTCTTCCTCTATTATTTTAGAGTAGAAATTTAAACAACCTGCAACTTCTTTGTTACCATGCTCAATAGCTTTGTCGCTCATCTGATATATACCTATACCGAACGGAGCTTTAAGCTCACACATTATAAAGAAGAATGTTTTCTTTTGTGTACCATTTAAATAGAAAGCTGCTTGCTGTGTAATGTTATAGTCTGTAGCAAACTTTTGAAAAGCCTTTAGGTTAGCACCCTTACTTGTAGTCTTAAGGTCTACTAAATACTCATCACCTTCTGCGTCTACCTTACCCTTACACTTGATACCTGTTTCTACATCTTCCCAAAAGTGTATCACTTCACGTTGCTTGGCACCTTCAAGTAATTTTCTTGAATTAGGATTAACCATAAGAGCATTGTTCATACATTCAAATACTAATTCGTAATAAGCTGGCACTGGCTTTCTATCTCCAATAGTTTCTAAAAACTCTGCATATAACTCTTTACCTGCTTTAGTACGCTTATCAACTTTTGGTGCATAAACGTAACGCTTATCAAATTCATCTGGCTCTAGTATGTAGCAATGAAAAGCACTACCAACTAATAAAGATTCTGATTCTTTATGTTCAGTGTTTAAATAGTGTTCAAGCTCTATTGTACTACCGTTATTAAGCTGCTTAAGCATACTGTTGGTAACGTACATATTATCTGCAAAGTATGACTCATCATCTTTGATGTAATCATCTGTAAGTTTTTTGATTTCTCTCATTACTTTAGTGTGTATTTAGTTACGTATGCGTTTGTATTGTATCTAGTAGGTGCTGCAATAGTTTCTTTTTCTATTGTATTACCGTCGTCTATCAGCGTAAATATTGTAGCTGCTAACCTTGTATTACCAAGCTCTTTAAACGCTTCTAAAGATGTAATGCTATTGTGTGTCTTAAACCATTCTAATAGTCTAGTCTTGTGTGTGCTTTTTTGCTTCGTCATTTTTTAAAACTTTTATAATTACTCCTGGGTTTTCTTTATCAACATGGTATCCATGAAAGTATGGTACTAAGTTGTATACATCATCATCTTCAATCCATCCGTACTTGACCATCAGGTCTTGCACTGTTTGTGCTGGATTGATATAGTCAAACCTACGTTTGCTATTGCGTATGAAATAGAATGATACATGCAAAGGTTTAGGTAAGTCTTTAGTGAGTTCGATAAACCGTTCAGTCTGTTCGACGTAATAGTTCTTGCTCTTCTTTATATACTCTCTTGTTGCCTTGCTGTTTATTAGGTATTTACCTGTCCATTGTTTGCTGTTCTTACTTGAACTAACATTAAATGGTATAAATATTTCATTCTTTTTCATGTGGGTCGGGTATATAAACGCTTAGTGTTTGTGATGCCCACATCTTAACTTCGTCAATGAACTCTAACATTTCTTTATTGTTCATCTTAGTAGTACTCTCCGTAGTGTCGTACCATTCATCATCTATAAGGATTTTCTTTTTTAGAAAAGTTTGCTTTAACAGCTCGTGTGTTTCTTCTTTAGTATACCCTGTATAGTCGGATATAATTTTAACAACAACTCCCCAATAGTATTGATTCAATTGATTACTTCTTTTAGGTTTGTACTCTTTTATAGTTACTTCAATAGTTTTATCTTCGTATCTACAAATGTCTTCGTTAAGTCTGGTTACATCACCAAAGTGTAGTTTACACTTTATAACTTTTGCTATATGTTTTAACTTCATAATATATAAGGGGTAGTGTTAGCTACCCCCGTATAATTATTTAGAAAGGCATGTCATCTGTTTGTACATTACCTTGACTCATTAAGAACGCATCGTTTGCAGCTTTGTATGCTGCTTGGTCTGCTGGATTCAATGCTTGATTAAATCTATCATTCCATATAACTGCTCTGTTCTCAGGGTTAGCAAACTTGTACTCTACTACACTCTTTACTACAGGAGCGCCTGTTTCTTTATCTGTAGTCCAATACTCACGTTCTCTTAGGCAAACATTTATTGTACTACCTAATGCTTCTTTACAAGCTGTTGGTAAACTGTTAAATGATTTAGCACCTGTTGAATGTAAGAAACCTTTAAAGATTTCAGTACGTACACGAGCTGCATTCTCTGATGTATTACCATCTACTCCACTAAACTTAAGGTATGATATACCTTCTTTGTTAGATACTTTAAACTCTACATAAGGAGTACCTGTGTACCCTTCTTTTTGATTAGAGTTTCTCATTTCATCTACTCGCACTTTGTGTGCACCTGCTGTTAAATAGCTTGTAGTTTCTTTTACTTCTACTTTGTTTAAATCTGGAAACATTTGTCTCTGGTTTTAGTTGTTAAATATAATACTCGTTGCACTTTTCGATAACCTGTGCTAGGTCGTTGTCTATATATAGATTGTCAAACATTTCCATTGGGCTCTTAGCAGAGTCTTTTCCTTGGCTTTGTGTTCTAAATCTATAACTTGTTTGGTCGTTTGAATAGTGGTTGTCTGTAAATAAACATACAACAAACTCTTTCTCTACACGTTTCTTCCACCTGTTGCCGTCTACAGCAACAAATCTTTCTTGCACACCGTCTTCGCTGTCGTAAGCACCATCAATAGCTAAGTATATTATATGCTTGTCAGTGTTCTTACTCATGTTTAAGATTCTATCTATCTCTTTGTTGTAGAATGACCACACATCAAAGCCTTTGAAACGTACGTCAGCTTCTCTGTATATCATTTCTACAAGAGATGTAAATGATTCTATTACAATAGTATCAATGTCTGTAGATTCTACAGCTTTTTTAAACGCTGCATTGAATGTGTTAAGGTCAGGGATAGGTACATTCTTAAACTTTCCTGCACCTTTGAAAGGTAATTGCTTACGCTCTGTGTTTAATACAGCAGTTGTTGCTGGATTTAGATTTCTTAGGGATGTGGACTTACCTGAGCCACTTTTCCCAACTACGATAATGTTTGGTTTCATTTGTTTTTGGTTTTTAACTTTTGATAATCTTCGATACTATACGTTTTGGTTTTCTTTTTACTTGCACACACAAACTTCATGAATCCTCTTAGCATGATTTTATCATCTTTACTAAGTCGTTCTTTTATTTCTTCAAACGTTTTGTTGACAACTTTTCTTATAATTTGTTTGCTAAAGTTGTTGCTTTTACTGATTGAATCAATAATATCCTTGGATGTTTTCATATTGTTTTACAAATATACAAAATTAATACTAACAAAACAAGAAAATGTTAATAATCTTGCTTTGTGTCTTCAAATTTAGTTAGATAATTTATCCATTTAAGCCATTTGCTACCTATGCCAATGTTCCTACCTTTAGCAAATATTATTTCTGCCATACCTTCTGTGCTGTTACCAGCATCATCAGCTATAATGTCATAATATTCAGGTCTGTATACAAAGACAACTGCATCTGCTGCTTGTTCTATCTCGCCTGATTCTCTTAGATTAGACAACATAGGCCTGCACCCTGCATTTCTTTCTACACCTCTTGATAACTGTGATAAAGCTATAACTGTTATGTCTAGTTCTTTAGCTAAGTTCTTAAGAGACCTTGCAATGACAGATACCTCCTGTTCCCTGCTTCTACCTTTTTGCATGTTGCTCACAAGCTGGAGATAATCTATCATTACAAGTTTTACATCTCTAGTTAATACATATTGTCTTACCTTGTTAAGTAAATAACGTAGCTCAGTACTCTTACACTCGTCTATATACAAAGGTGCTTTTTCGATAACACCTGTAGATGTGTGGATTCTCCGCCACTCGTCATCAGTTAATGTACCTTTTATTAGATACCTATTATCTATAAGAGTTTCAGAGCTTAATAATCTAGAAACTAGCTGAGTACTAGACATCTCGTAAGAGAATATAACAGTACCATAGTTATGTTTAGCTGCATTATGAGCAAGAGCAAGAGCAAATGAAGTCTTACCCATGGATGATGCACCACCTACAATAATTAAATCTTGAGGTTGCCAACCACCTGTGAATCTGTCAATTGATTCGAAGCCTGAAGGTATACCTGAAAGACCTGGTGATAGTGAATTCTGCTCAATCAAATGTATCGTGTCACGCAAGTGTTGAGTGAGTTCGATAATACCACCATGTTCTTTACGAGATAGGTTAATTATCGAACTTTCAATACCCTGTATATGTTCATTGATGTCTTTATCATCTAACTGCAACAATACATCTTGGCACATACTTTTGATTACAACACGCTTTTTATTGTTTGTAAGCTGTTCAATTAGCGTTAAGGTGTTGTGCATCCAACTGTCATTAGCACTGCACTTAGATAGCTTATAATCAATATCTGAAACACCTTGTATTTCCATTAAACCTTTTACTAAATCAAAAGAGTTACCTTGTTGATACTCTGCATCTAACCATTGAAATATTTTACGCCATGATATATTCTGAAATAAATCACTTGTAATTAATTCATGGTGTTCATAGTAATCATCTTTCTTATGTATTAGTTTACTAATAAGTAACTCTTCTAAATCATCTTTCATCTCTCTTAGGTTTATTGTTAGTTAGCTTACCTATAAAGTTTTTACCTACTACACACTCGTCATTGTACCGTTCATTTTTCAACCAACGTTCAGCGTGTTGAAATTCAGGAACAAATTTTCCTTTTCTTTCTTCTTGTGCTTTGTACTTGATTTGCGTTGTTATAGATTCTATTATAGTTTCGTATAGATTCTTGTCTGGTCTTAACTTCATCCATTCAAACTTTGCTTTCTTTTTACCCACCCGAACAGGGTAAGCTTTCCAAAAGATTTCAAATGTTTTTTCTAGTGTTTCTCTTTCTATTGTAGTTAACCGATTAACTTTAGAATTAAACAACTGTTTTGTTTTGTTTGTAAAACTAATGTATTCGTTTTTTTGTACAACATATCCATAGTATTCTAACTCTTCATAGGCTGTAAGTAATTGATTACCAGTGTAACCATAGAAATTAGATAGAGAATCATGCCCCATCAGATGTTCGTCTAACGAGGCATGATATTCTAATACTAAAAAAGACAATAAGCTAATTTGTAGTTCTGCATCTTCATAGATACATAATAACTTATCAGTTGCTTTTGTTAGTTCAGACATCCATTTTCTTTCATATGTTTAACAATCTTTTGAACTACTTTCTTGGATATTTCGCTACCCTTACCTACTATACTATTCATCACGTTGTCATCAGACTCCATGTTGTGTGTAATATAGTGAGTCATACCGTTAAACAATCCGTAGTAAGTATTACCTTTAGTATTCATCTCAGCTCTAACTGAATCTTCTACTAAATCACGTCTGGTATAGTAAGGTGTACGTAGTACTTTACCTTTAGAGTTAGCAACAATATCCATTACATCAGATACAATAGGATTATCTTGTGTAATTCGATTTAGTTGCATAATTTTCATAAGGTTAGATATACCACGTATGTTACTATTAATCATGTCTTCTAGTGTATTACTACCTTCGATACTTGATATAGCTTTGGTATGCTTAACAATATGAGCTTTATCTTTGTCGTTCATAAGAACCCCAAACATATTACTACAACTGTGTATCTTATTACATACACCGAACACTAGCTTTTGACTACCATCATGTGATGATAAGCCGTATACATATGTATCTGCTTGTTCTTGACCCCAGTCAGCTGTATAAGTTGTCTTTATATAGAAGTATACCTTACGGCCATGGTTAAAATGTCCACACTTAGATTCTGATAGGTCATAATTACCATCACCAATCTTTTCTAATATATAATCTAACAACTCATGGTTTTGTTTTACAGTATATTTACTTTTTACTGTACCTAACGCCTCTCCTGAATTTACATTCACTGTAGCAAAGAATGGTGTTTTGTTATAATCGTCTTCATGTAGCACATCATATGTGTGTACAGGAACTTTTAAAACGGTAAAGTCTAACCCTCCGTTTTGTAAAAAATCTCTTTTTGTCATTACTTAATCTTTTTTCCGTTTAACATGTGTGAATAACTTGATGAAGATTTGATTTGTTTGTTGTTACTACTACTATAGTAACCACCTGTCAAACCAACTGCACCGAATTGTAATACATCAGTGGTTTCTGTAACCATTTTTGGTTTATTTGTTTTCTTGTCTGTCTTCATCTATTTTGTTTTCTAATAGTTGTTCTTCGTGCATAACACGTTGTTGCTGTTCTGCATCCATAGCTTTTATGAATAACATTTCTGCGTCTGCATCTCTGTACAGGCTTGATATATTTGCTTCTGCTATTTGTATAGCTAGCTTCTTCATTACTCCCATCTTAGTCTTGTTTTAGTTAAATATATATAGTAGGCGCACATGTGGTTCGCCAGGCTCGCACTAGTATCACGGTCTTAAAAGAGTGTACACTAATTACTCTTACCTACTGTATATTAATCAATTGTCTCTTCGTTTCTTCTGTATCCCGATGGTAATTTATTATAGTAATCACCACCTTCTGTATAATTATGAGCGAATAAAGCTACACGTTTTTGATAATATGACATAATTTGTAGACCAATATTATTACCAAGTGAAGTCATCATAACTTCATGCAGTGTAATATCTTCTAAATTATACCATATACGTTTCTGGTTGTTCTGTGCAAAGCGTACAATAGCCATACACATTAACGTCCAATTGCGTATCTTATAATAACTCATAGAAGCACTGTGATTTCTGAACTCTACAGTTGGTTTACCACTGTTACTACTAAAGTTAACGCAGTTAATCCACCTGTAACGAGTTGATGGATAACTACCAAGTCTTGACTTCTTGTTACAATTTTTATCCAACGTATTACCACTACCGTGTATATACCGACCTAAGTGTTCACGCCAATTTGTTAGATTGATGTCCATCACATAATCAGGTATGTATTTACAGAAAGTATTACCAAGTCTAGAAGGTGGCATCATACGATAGATTTCATCTTGAATTTGATAACCGAGACGTAAGAGCATGATAGTGAACAGTCTATTGAACTGACCACCGATGTGTACATGTACACCACAACGTCTGTTTATCTCATGATTTTCATGTACTCTATCGCATATAGTCTTCAGATGATTAAAACCGTAGTCGCCTTTTAGAATACCTGTAACGTATTCAGGACCACTAGTTGAACCATCGTAAACAGAAGATATATTTAGGTCATCCCATTCATCTAAATTACCACGACTTGTTTCTATCTCTACACCGAATGTATAACGCATACCGTTAGATATAGTAAATGTAGGACTGTTAGTACCAAAACTTTTTTGTTGAGCTAACGAATCTGATTTACAATAACTTATTGTGTTATCAAAGTGACAATCATTTCCGTCATTACAATCACATGGGTCGTCTTCGTGTCTGTAATCATCACAACATTCATTATGATGTACATTGTGTTCTGCAGCTACATCTTCATCAATGTATATTGCATCGTTAACTCTTATATAACATTCATTATAATGGAAGTGACCTTCTTCTCTTCTGCTTACCCAACCATATACTGAATCTGCTTCTTCAATGTAGTTGTCATTCCAACAATCCCATACAATATTTGTGCTGCAAATTTGCCACATACTTTCTATGAATGCATACTCATGTTCTCGAGCAAACTCAATCATTTTTTCTTGAGTGAATCTATCTTCATCAAGCTCATTACCTTCATCTCTGTAAGTAAAACAACGCTCAACTTCTATTTCAGTACCATCTACAGTAATAGTACACATGTTACTGTCTTGTTGAGTTACGTCAAATGTTGACATGTCTAACACATCATTATTTTCTCCTTCAACTAGTATACTACTAATGTCTATTTCTTCTGGCATAACTTCTTAATATTTACAAGTTTGTTAATAACTACATCAACATCTAGCTTGTCGTTAGAACGCTCTCTTAACCTACGTGTGAGGGTAAGGACCTCGTCAATGTACTGACTATCAGATACAAAGACAAGGTTCTTTTCAAGATTACTGTTCATTAAAACGGTGCTGTTAATTGATTGGATTTCATAATCTCTTCGTATTGAATTTTTTCTTTTTCTGCTTCTAGTTCTTCTTCTAGTTTAGCACGTAACAAATCAAGACATATGAGCTCAAATTTCTCAAAGTAATGGTCGGCTTCCCAGTATATCATTTCACACACGTTAATTTGTGTTCTTATAGTAGTGATATGTTCAGGCTCATCCTTAACAGGTGCTTCAGCATAACTGTCAGTCCAATACCCTGCATTGTATGTAGTAGCTTTTGTGTTGTCTACTTGGTAGTCAGTCCAGTTCTTAACTTTCTTGCCAACAGGCTCAACGTATGTAACAGGAATGTCAAGCTCAACATCACAAATACCTTGATTGTATATAAGTAACTTGTTCTTAGGAACTTCTACCACTTCATTACCATCAGCTATGTCTAGTAGACCTTCTTCAAGAGATGAGAAGTATACACCATTACCTGTGTCTAACATAAACAAAGGGTTGTTTCTTCTGTATACATACAACTTACCATCACGTTCAGTCCACACTGCATTGATAGTACCACCGTGCATACCAAGACTTTGATAATCATTTGTCTTAGCTAGCATTTCATAGATAGCTTTACTGTCTACATCAGGTGGTGTTATACCATTATCTTTGCACAACTTTTCATAGTTACTCAATACACCATTGTGGCAACCGATATACTTATCGATTACATATGGATGACTGTTGTTAGCAGTCTTTTTACCGTGAGTTGCATAACGTGTATGACCTATAAATAGTTCACATTTATTATGTTCAATCATTCTAAGTAAGTTGTGGCTTTCGTCTGTTGTTTTGTATAGCTTCTTAAAGCTACCGTTCTCTGCGTACAATCCTGTGCTGTGTCCGCCGCGGCTGTCGTTGTCGTTTAACAAGTGCATAGCCTTTAGTATATTTACACTCTTACCAGAGTATGCTGTGATTCCACACATAATTTTCTAATCTTTAATAGTTAATTGATTTGTCTATGTCTGTACATAAACCTTTTAATTGCTTGTAATGTAACATCTGTATAGCCACCATTCAATGGTATACATTCAATAAAATCTCCTTTATTGTACAAATAAAACTCTTCATGTATATGATGCCTTAGTACAGTATATGTATTAGGCTTATGTCCAAGGCTGTTGATGTAATCAACTAATAGCCTGAAAGTGCTGTTGTATTTCGTCATACTGTGCATCTGATAGATTATGTTTTTCTTTAAACAAGTCTAATCTGTCTCTGTTAATAAATGTCTTGATTTCACTTGCGTGCATCTTAACAATAGATAATAACCTGAACATATTAGCATCACTTAGTATCAGCTCTGAATTTTCTCCTGCTATTGAACATTCGAAAAACTCTGCTGTCATATATTTACATACTGATTCCAGCACTCTGTCATCTTTGTATGTAATTTCAATGTCGTACTTATCTGAAAAGTCAGCACATCTTTGAATTTCGTCTTCGGAGAATGAATAATCTTCCCCTGATATGTGGTTAGAAAACAAAACTGTTCGTTCACTTGTGCTTTCATTATCTGAATGCTTAGTTACTAGGACAGTTAAGTCTTCATCACATATCTCTATACTACCTAATCCTATTTTAGTCTTCATTAAATAAACTTGGATTAAGTTGTTTTACTAACTCTATAATAGCATCGCTATTACTTGTTAGTAGTTCTACTTTAGAAAGAAGCTCTTTATTAGCATTTGTAAGTGCCTGAATTTGAGCATCTTTCATAGCTATGAGCTGTATCATAGTTTCATCCATCTTATGTAGTTTTAAAGTTAACAGTGATAGGACCATTTGGACTGATGTTCACTACTGTACCATTACTGTATGTAATAATAACAGGTTGTGAAGTGTCTGGTTTTGCCACTCTTGTTGTTCTTGCTTTCTGTTTGTTAACAGGTGCAACAACAT